GATGGGCCGTATGGCAGGAGCGGAATCCCGGCCAGTTGGGGCGCAACGCCTACGTGACCTTCAGCGGCCCGGAGATGCGCCCGTGAAGAAGCGCGGCCTTGTCGATCGCCTCAAGCTCGCCGGCAAGGCGCTTCGCGGCGGCTCGTTCACCCTCCTGGATGAAGCCGCCGTCGAGGCCTTCGGGGGAACTCACCGTCTCCTCTGGGACTGGGTCCGCGGCGGCGGCGACATCAACGAGGAGATCCGCGGCGACTTCCGGCGCGTGCGTGCGCGGGCGCGCGACCTGGCGAAAGCGAACGCCTACATCAAGCAATTCCTGAACATGGTTTCGGTGAACGCGATCGGCCATACCGGCTTCGCGTTGAACGCCCAGGTCGAGAGCTCCCGCGGCATCGAGTTGAAGACGATCAACCGGAAGATCGAAGCCGGCTGGGAGGAGTGGTCGCACGAGCCGGTCACCATGGACGGCAAGTTCGACCTGATCTCGGCCCAGATGCACCTGGCGAAGTACGTCTTCCGGGACGGCGAGGCCTTCGTGCGGATCTGGCGCGGCATTCCGGACAACCCCTTCGGCATCGCGCTCGAGATCATCGATCCGGAGCTCGTGGACGATCAGTACAACCGCGCCGCGGGCACCGGGGGCGAGACGACCGAGATCAATATGGGCGTCGAGGTCGATCCTTTCGGGAAGCCGATCGCCTACCACGTCTGGAACGTAAACCCGTCCGCCATGACGATGTCCATCGGCGATAAGCGGCGTCGCGACCGGATCCCGGCCGAGGACATGATTCACCTGTTCCTTCCGGACCGGATCAATCAGCGCCGCGGCTACACCTGCTTCTACCCCGCGATGATCCCCGCTCGGATGCTCCGCGGTTACACCGAGGCCGAGCTCGTAGCCGCGCGCGCCTCGAGCGCCAAGGTCGGCTTCATGGAGACGACGGGCGACTCGCCTCCTCCGGCCGACGTCGGCGGGAAGGACAACGCCTCCCCGATCACGATGGATGCGAACCCGGGCTCGATCGAGATGCTCCCGCCCGGTACCAAATTCACGTCCTGGGACCCTCAGCATCCGACAAGCGCCTTCCCCGCGTTCGTGAAGGCGACGCTTCGCGAGATCGCGAGCGGCCTGGGGGTCTCTTATAACTCGCTGGGGAATGATCTCGAGGGAGTGAACTTCTCGAGCATGCGCTCCGGTCTCCTGATCGAGCGCGACCTCTGGCGCGTCTTTCACAGCTGGTGGATGTTCGCGTTCCTCCGCGTGATCTACAAGGAGTGGCTCCGCACTTCTCTCCTCACCGGCGAGCTGAGCCTCGGAAGCCGGGACTGGCGGCAATACCGGAAGGTGAAGTGGGCCGCGCGCGGCTGGCGCTGGGTGGATCCGCTGAAGGACGTCCAGGCGGGGATCCTCGCCGTTGCTGGCGGCCTCGCCTCGCGCACGCAGCTCCTGGACGAGCAGGGACTCGATTACGACCTGATCGTCCGGCAGCTGAAGCACGAGCAGGACGTCGCGGCCGAGAACGGCGTGAGCGTGACGGCGCCGTTGAAGCTCCCGACGGCCGGCGGCGGTGGCAGTGGAGATGGAGGGAGCGGCGGAAGCGAGGGCGGCTCGAACAGCATCGATGAGCTGATCAGCCTCAATCGCGCTGCGGTCCTCAATGGAGGCAGACATGAAGACAACTAGGACGCTGCCGGTCCTCGAGCGCGTGTTCGCGATGGACGTGACTCACGTCCGCGCCGCTGACGCTCCAGCCGACGCGCCCAAGCGATATCAGCTGACGTTCAGCAGCGAGGATCCGGTCGAGCGCGGCGGTTTCTGGTCGGATCCGTGGATGGAGATCCTCGGGCATGGCGATGGAGAGGTGAGGCTCGGGCGTCTCAACAACGGCGGACCGCTTCTACTCGAGCACCGCTCTGACCTCTTCCTCGGCGGCGTGATGTGCGCCTCGGTGAGTGGCGGCAAGGGCCACGCCGAAGTGCAGATGTCGCGGAATCAGTTGGCGCAGGACGTCTCGCGCGACATCGAGGACGGCCTTCGAGTCAATACGAGCGTCCGCTACCAGATCCACAAGATGAAGCGCACGAAAAGGGGAGATCCAGAGAAGGGCATTCCGGATGAGTACCGGGCCACGGACTGGGAGCCCCTCGAGGTATCGATCGTGAGTGTCCCGGCTGACGCGACGGTTGGCGTGGGCCGGGCGGTTTCCGGGAGTCAACAGAGCCCGGTGGAGATCGACGACGGTGATCCCGTCACGGAGGGCAGGACAATGAAAACCCAAGAGCAGCTGGAGGCCGAGGCCGCCGCTGCTGCTGAAGCCGAGAAGGCGCGCACCACCGCGGCGAACGTCGCCGTCGCCGAGGTGGAGAAGGGGCAGCGCGAGAAGACGGCCGCGGAGCGCGAGAAGGCCGCGATGGACATTATCGCCACCGCGGCCGCGAACGGGATCACCGACCACGAGAAGGTCGGAGCGTGGGTGAAGCGGTACAAGGACGGCTCGGCCTCACCGATGGAGATCTTCGCCGAGATGCTCCAGGAAGTCCGGACGAAGGGCCCGGCCATCCGCCAGCTCCCGGAGGCCGGCGTCAAGCATCCGGATTGGCGGAAGTACTCCTACCGCCGGGCGCTGCTCCGGCTGTCGGAGGTGTCCGAGCCGAACAGCGGGGCCAGATTCGACGGCCTCGAGGGCGAGTACGACCAGGAGCTCAGGAAGCAGCGCCCGGTCGGATTCAAGGACCGCGGCGGGATCCTGATTCCGATGAGCGTCATCCCCGAGGAGATCAAGCAGGAAAGGGCGCTCGAGCGCGCCTACCCGCTCGACTCCGGGACGTCCACCGAGGGAACGGAGTTCAAGTTCACCGCTCCCGGCGACTTCATCGAGATGCTGCGGGCCCGCCTGGCCGTGACCCCGCTCGGTGCCCGCTTCATCACGGGCCTCCTGGGCGCGCTCTCCTTCCCGCGGCAGACCGGCGCAGTGACCGGAACGTGGATGGCCGAGGAAGGAACGGTCACGGATTCGATGGCGGCGTTCGACAACATGACGCTCTCGCCGAAGACCCTCATGTGCACCACGGGATACACCCGGCAGCTGCTCGCGATCGCGTCTCAGGACATCGAGGCGATCGTGCGCGCGGATCTCGCCGCGGTGCACGCCAGGACCATCGACATCGCCGCGATCCAGGGGCTCGGTTCCTCGAACCAGCCGAAGGGCGTGGCGAATCAGTCCGGCGTTCTCTCGCAGGACATGGGCGCGGGCGCCGGCGCCGACGCGGTTCCGACCTACGCGAACCTCGTGAACATGCTCGGCAAGGTCGCCGACGCGAACGCGGACCAGGGCTCGCTGGGCTACCTGACCACGCCGCTCCTGGCCGCGACCCTCAAGCGGACGCTCGTCGCTTCCGCCGCGGGCGCGGACATGATCTGGACCGGGCCGTTCAACGACGGAATGGTCGCCGGCTACAAGGCGATCGCGTCGAACGACGTCACGAAGGTCTGGAACAACGGCGCGACGACGGGCGGGGCGGAGCACGGCCTGCTCTTCGGGAACTGGCTGGAGCTCCTGATCGCTTCGTGGAACGCGCTCGAGGTGATCGTGGATCCGTACTCGTTCAAGAAGGCGGGGCGGGTCGAGGTCACCACGTTCCAGATGGTCGATACCGGGGTTCGTCACCCGGTGTCGTTCTGCATCGGCATCAACGCCATCCCCTAACGGGCTGGTGAACTAGACGGGGCGCTCGCGCTGGGAGCAGGGAACCGCGGTCATGGCCCGCGGAACCCTCTCCCGCGCGGGCAAAGCGCCGGGAGCCAGAGTGAGCCGAAGAGACAGGGACAATCTGTACCGACTGGCATCGGCGCTCGAGACGATCGCCGACTTCCTCGAGTTCCTGGGGCTTCAGAGCGGCCACCGGAAGAAGACGCTGCGCGGATCCATCCGGATCTACATGAAACAGACGATGAAAGGAGAAACGAATATGCAGCTCGCACCCCACAAGACCTTTTCGAACCTGCACACCCACGTGAACCCGGTGGCGAACTTGCCGGCGGATCCGAACGCGCCGCCGGACGCTCCGGCCGTGCCGGATACCGGGGCCACCCTCACGGTGACGTCTTCCGATCCGACGCAGGTCAGCGTCGAGGCGGATCCGGCCGGCGGCTTCTTCATCAACACGCCGGCGAGCTCGGGCCAGGCGACGATCACGTTCCACGCCGAGAGCCCGAATGCGACGTACGAAGACGTGACCTGGGACTACTCGTACACGCCGCAGCCGGCGGGACAGATCTCGGTCCTGATCGGAGCGGACACGCCGGACGCCTAGCGGCGGGGGTTAGGAAACGGCGGACCTGGGCGCGCGCCGGAGTGGCTGGCCGGCGCGCGATTCGAACGAGGTAGGAGATGCCGCTCACGACAAAGGATTTCCAGCCAGGAGGGAAGATGGCGGACGACGACGAAAAGAAGGTCGAAATCACGCTCCTCACCGATGTGAAGGTGGACGTGAAACTCGTCGGAAAGCGCGGCGAGACACATCTGTTCGGAGCGGGAACGGCCGCGATGCTTGTGAACAACGGCCTGGCAGTCCAGGGCAAGGTGAAGATCGACGTCGCGGCCGAGCCCACGAAGTCGAAGAGCTAGGGACTCCCGCACCCGCAGCAAGACGGAGGTGAAATGAAAAGGCTCGCAGCTTCTGTCGCGATCGTGGTCGCCCTGTGTGTGTGCGGCCTCATGTTCGGAGGCTCCGGCGCCCTCGCCCAGAAGGCGCCCACCACCTCCGACGCCTGGATCGCGCCGACCACCGCGGACACCGCGAGCGTGCTGCTCACGGTGCCGCTCAAGGGGCGCACGCTCCGAATCATCTCGATCGAGCTCTTCTACTCGAACGCGGCGAACACGAATCCGGCCTATGCCGGGATCGTCACCGCGGACCAGGCGCATACCAGGCAGCTCTGGCTCGGCGCCTCGATGAACAGCGCGGCGAAGGGCACGCTGCTCTGGCAAAACATCAATCGAACGATTCCCGCTGCCACGGCTCAGGGGGGAGTACAGCTATTCATCTCGGCCACCGCCAGCGACACGCTCTCTGCGGTGGTCGAGTACGAAGTGGATTTCGATCATCCGGCGTTTTGACGGACTGCGGGCAGGAGAACTGGCGGACTCGCGGGCCTCATAACGCTCACACGGCGGGTTCGATTCCCGCGCCCGCTACATGAAATCGGAGGCGCGATGGTACGGAGGATGAGGATTCACAAGCGGGTGATCGTCGGGGGCGACCCGGTGACTCCAGGGAAGGAATACCACCCCGGCGATGAGGACGATTTCGAGGACGGCACCGCGGCCACGCTCGAGGAGCACGAGCTCGCGGTGGATGCCTCGAAGGAGAAGGAGACCGAGAAGGAGTGAGCGCTTCCAGGGACAGCTTGAGAACCATCATCGGCCTGGCGGCAGCCGCGCTCGAAGCGGGCGAGGATACCGGCGTGTTCGCGGCCGAGGACAAAGCCGAGGCTGCTGCCGCGGATCCGGGAACCCTAGTCCAGGCCGAGCCGCCTCTCATCCTGCCGGCCGAACCGGCTCCCATGACGGCCATGGTCAGCGGGGTGTCGATCACGCTGTATCCCGATCAGGCCGAGCTCGTGAAGAATGCCTATCCCGCCGCCGTGGCAGCGCTCCAGACCGCCGCGGCCGCGCTCGGAACGGGGACGTAGTGTGCGCGCATTCCTCTTCGCGCTCGCACTTGCGCTCCTAATGTCCGCAGGAGTCGTCCAGCCCGGCGGCGCCGGCACGACGATCTTCGTGTACGACAACGGGGCTTCCGACGCAGGCGGGGACGGGTCGTACTCCTTCGCCGACATCCTGGCCGCGATGAACATTCTGCGGCCCGGGCAGTCGGACATCGAGATCGTGAAGGGCTCCGTCAGCGGCCTCGCGATGGCGCGACCCCAGTACATGGTCAACGTCTCGATCCAGCTGGGCGGCCAGGCCGGCGACGGCAACAACACCACGACGCTCAAGGACCTGAACTGCGACGTCGATTGGCGAAGCGGCGGCCTGCTCTACCGGTCGAACGCCGGGCTCTGCGAGTTGCGGCTCGGGACCCAGGTCGGCGTGGGGCCGCTCGGGCTCGCTGCGCCCACGATGGACGGCAAGGATGGCTGCACGATCGTCGGCGGGTCGATGACCTACAAGGCCGACTACTACCTCTTCGGCTGCCTCCTAATCTCCTCGAACATCATGCAGTTTCTGACGACAGGCGGGACGAACCAGAACGTAGCCGGCTGTCGCATGATCGCTTCCGGCGCAAACAATATCTTCGGCGACTCCTCGTCGCTTGGAAACTGGTACCGGAACGTGATGGTCCTGACGACCGGCTCGAATGCGATCAACGGGATGCGCCAGGCCAGCTCGAGTGGCAACACGGTCGTCGTGGTGGCGGCGCTCCAGTCGATCAGCTCGAACCAGGGCACGGCGAGGATCCAGGGCTACACGTTCGTCGGAGTGCCGTCGGTCTCCTATCTCAAGCCGTCGGCCGCGGACGCGAGCGACTGGAAAATCATCGACTGCACGTTCCAGGATGACGCTCCTCGCGTCACTTACACCGCAGACCACACTGCCGCGCAGGGCGTCCAGCATTTCGGCCGACTCAACACCCACGTCGAGGACGGCACGAACCCGCTATCGGGGATCTCCGTCCGGCTCGTCTCGGACGTCGACGGCACCGTCGTGGACACGGCGACCTTCGGAGACGGCGATCTCGGGTTCACGCACGGACCGTCCGGTTATGCGAACGCCGTCCTCCTCCGCGAGTACTACCGGTCGGGCGGCGTGAACATGGTACGCGACCGCACGTTCACGCTCTACGTGAACATGCCGGGCGGCGCCTATCCCGTCAATCCGGCCTACCGCGGCAAGACGAAGACCTGCCAGTGGCCCGGGATCAATACGTTCAAGGGGACCTATCAGGCTGGCGGTGGGACATTCACGCCCTGGTTCGAGCCGATCACGCTCGAGGCCGTTCAGGGAGCCGTCGCCAACTTCGGCGCCAGTGTCGGCGGCGGCAAGGCGCCCCTGACCGTGACCTTCACGGACGAATCGGTCCTGAACGACGCGACGATCTCGGCGCGTGCCTGGACCTTCGGAGACGGCGGCACGAGCTCGCTCCAGAACCCCGCGCATGTCTACTCGGCGCCCGGGATCTATCCCGTGACTCTGACCCTCACGACGTCGCTCGGCACGGTCAGCAAGACCTATGCGGCGATGATCTTCGTGCAGACGGGCGCGCCGGATCAGCCGTACTTCCAGCAGAGCAGCGTGCAGGCAATGCTCCTCGGCGGTGGCGGCCAGGACCTGATCTGGGGCGCCACCACGGTCAAGGCGATCGTGGAGCGCCGCGCGGCTCAGATCCTGCCCGGCGCCGGCGCCAAGATGGTCGGCCTCTCCATCGTCGCCACGATCGAAACCGGCACGCTTCCGGGTGTGAAGGCTGGCGACCAGGTCACGACCGACGGCGTGAACTACCTCGTGAGCTCCGTGCGCCAGAAGTATGACGGCGCGCTCACGGATCTCTATCTGGCGGTGAGCTGATGAGCCTCCATTCTGAAGCCGTGCAGTCGATGATCGACGGCGCCGGCGGGGAGCCGGTCACGATCGGCGCGACCACGGCGAACGGCCTGGTGGACGTCGTGGATGAGGAGATGCTCATGACCCAGGGCTTCGGCCACATGGTCGGGAAGAGCATCCTGCTACGAGTCAAGACCGGGACGTTCGCCGCGCTCGCGATCGGCGCAACGGTGACGGTTCGAAATACGGCCTACAAGGCCCATACGATTCAGCAGGAGGGCGACGGAGAGCTGACACAAGTTCTCTGCGCGCTCAACTGATGGCCACCATCCGGGACCAGGTCGTCGATCTCGCGATCGGGTTCCTGAATACGAGCCCGCCAGGAGGCGTCCCGAACACGCGGCGCGGATACCTCTTCTCGCCGGCCTCGGGTGACCTCCCGACGATCGGCGTCTATCCGGAGCGGGACGACTTCACGCTGGAAGGTCGGGACAACGTCGGCGTCCTGGTCAGGAACAAGTTCTTCATCGTCGCGGAGGTCCGCGCTCAGAGCGATGCGTCGAATTCGGCGGATAAGAACGCCGAGCCGCTCCTGAGCTGGATCTTCAAGGCCCTGAACGGCAAGCGCGCTGCTGCGAACACCGGGCTGTTTCACCTGATGTGGATCGACAACGTCGAATGGAATTACGACCAGATGGAGCATGGATACGTGCTGGTGAAAGTGAAGGTCGGCGTCTCCTACCAGACCAAGGCTGGGGATCCCGAATCGTGGGCATAGCGCGCTAGAGCGCGGAGGAGGGAATACAAATGTCTCAGCCCAGCGGTGTAGTGAATGACGGCACCAAAGTCCTGCTCGGGCGCGGGGCGGTCTACATCGATCGCTGGACCGCGGCCGGCATCGCACAAGGGGAGAAGCTCCTCGGGACCTGCGATTCGTTCGATCTCTCTCCGAGCGAGACGACCCAGGAGAAGGTCGGCATGGTCGACGCGACGAATCCCATCATCGCGCGTGCGATCACGCTCCGGAAGCTCGAGCTCACGATCACGTTCTCGCAGATCGACAAGGGCAATCTCGCCCTGGCTCTGGTCGGAAACGAGAACAACTACACCCAGTCCGCCACGGCGCGCGTGGACGTCGCCGCTCACCCCGCGGGCGGCGTGCTGCTCGACCGCTGGTACAAGAACGGATCCGGCGACCGCCAGATCACGGCGACTCCGACCGTCAAGACCGGCACAATCGGCGGCGGCGCGGCGGGCGCGTCCGTCAAGACGCTCGGGACGGACTACTACGTCGACGCGGCACAAGGCCGGATCTACGTCATCCCGACGGGCAGCATCGTCGCCGGGCACGGCATGTGGCTCTCCTACACGCCTGTGGCCATCACGATCCTGGACGAGATCGATCCGATCATTGCCTCGGGCGTCGTGACGGGATTCTGCCGCTTCTCGGGCGACCCGGTGAACGGCACCCAGACGAACTGCGAGCTCTGGAAGGTCGCGTTCTCGCCCACCGGGAACATCAGCCTGATCGCGGACAACTGGGCGACGTTCCAGCTCAAGGGGCTCGTGCTCTCCGATCCGGCGCATCCGCTCACGCCGTTTGGCCGCATCACGCTCGGCGGGTAAGGAGCCGCATGACGAACACGATCATCAAGCTGGGCGGCCGGTCCTTCGTGCAGATGACGAAGGATTCGACCGTCCAGCACGACCTGTGGCTGATGCAGCGGAGCACCGAGGCCGGACTCGCCGGTGCACAGATCTGGAGCGGGGAGACGCCCGAAGCGTTCGCCCAGCGTCTCCTCGAGATGGCGATCAAGAGCGGGGTGGCGCTCGAGCTCCTGGGCGGCCTCCTGGTTCCGGAGGGCACGCTCCCGGAGCAGTGGACGCCCGAGATGGCCGCCGAGACGACGCTTCACCTCGGCAGGATCAGCGTCGCCGAGGAGAAGCAGGCCATCTACCGGCTCATCCTGACTCTGCTCATCGATTTTTTCGCAGCAGGGCTGATCTCCAGCGTTCGTTCCCGCAGCTCTTCCGCGGATCAGCCCAAGGAAAAGACGCAAGCGGAGGCCGCTATGGGGAATGGAGCGGCATTGTCCGCGCCCTAGCCCGCGGGGATCACGAGCGGGCGAAGCTGGTCCTCCGGTGGCCGGTGGCGGAAGCGCTCGAGTACTACCTCGAGATGGCGCGCGCCCAGGCCCTGGAGGACTACCGCCATCAGGAGCTCCGGTACGTCCTGATGGTCGGGAAGTTCGAACGAGTCGAAAAACCCGTGATGCCCGCGATCCTTAGCGGCCCACTCGTCTTGACGGAAGCGAGGCAATGAGCACACCCGACGTCCGATACCGGCTGAGCCTCGAGGGCGAGCAGGCGATCATCGACGCCCTGGGCCGGATCCTCCAGAAGTCGGAGCAGACCGGGAAGGGCATGGCCGGCGCCTTCGGAGGGTTCGCCGAGGCGCTGAAGGGCATCAACGGTCTCCTGGGCGCCCTGGGGCT